CATAAACAGAACACGATTGTCTGTTGCTAGGTATTCCATTGATCGTTTTAGTTCATCGAAATATTTCAAAATTGTACCCTCACTCCAGCACCCGCATGAGGGTACTTAGTTTCATATTCATAGTAGTGTAGATGTTTAGAAAACATATTCTTCCAAACTCCATATTTGAAATATGGTTGTTCATACTTCCATACTTCTTTTGTATCCGTACAAACTGATTTGCCATTATTTTCAATGATGAATTTTATAGGCAAATTATGATTGACTGCATACTTAACGCATTCATGTGCCATACCAGATTCGGAGGTCATATCGCCAATGAAACAGTATACCTGTGCATCATCTTTTATTGACATGGCAGTACCAAGTGCAATAGGTAAATTGCCTCCTACGATTGCAGAAGAATAGATTCTATATTCAGGAAAGCAAAGAGAGATAGAACGACCTTCGATGATTTCTTTTTCAACCAATTCTTTTGGTACACCCTTAAGTAGGCATTGATAGTGTGAACGCCATGAACAAAACACCCAATCTTTATCCCTTATCTCGGAGAAAATTTTAATCATCTGATCTTCGTTGCCGCTGTATAGATGGACAGGTGCTCGTATCTTGCCTTGATTAAACAACGATGCGATGTGTTCTTCAAATTGTATAAGTTCTTCTTTAGTCACCGAGTATCTTTCTTTTCAGTTTGATTTGTGCCATTTCTTCCACATTCTTGCGTGATTGTTCACCAAACTTCTTTTCAACCAAATTTAAAAATGGTTGATGAGTAAAGTATTTCTGCCATGCTTCATCACGAAACTTCAATACTTCTGCACCAGACAAATACTTTGTTCGCATTGGCTTACAATCATAAGATAGGAATGCATATTCTTCAAATGACTGTGGTAATTCCCAGTTATTATTTTTTGCAATCATATACAACGGACTACCAGGTAGTGCCATCGCTGCATAAAAATTACCATGTTCACAATTCAAATCAAGTGCTAAGTCTAATGTCTCTTGCATTGTGTCATAGTTATCATCGGGAAAACCAAACATATAGTTACCAAGAACATTGATATCGGCATCTTTAATCTGTTTGACTACATCACGAATGTTGACCTGTTTGAATCTACCTTTATCAATCTCAAGTCTAACATCTTGATTACCTGATTCGATACCAAGGGCTAACCAATTGACGCCTGCTTTCTTAAACAACTCCAATTGGTCTTCTCGTACAGAATCGACACGCGCATATGCCCAAAAGTTAAATTTCATACCACGATCAACCAATCCTTGGAGAATTGGTACATAATACTTCTTGTTCAAAAAGAACATTTCATCGGTCAATCTAACTGTACGAACACCATTTTCATATAGGTGTTCAAATTCTTTCAGCATTAATTCTGGTGACCAAAATCTCATACCTTTAGAATCTTGTGATGTTACACCTTCTTCATGTGATGTTCTGTTCACAATATTAATCATACAAAAGTTACAACCAAATTGGCAACCTAGGGAAGTATAAACTGCCGCAAATGGTGTACGACCTTCATGCGAAAAATTGGAATGCCAAAAGTGTGAACGATACTTGTCTAGCAGGTACTTGTCTTTTGGTAATAGATCCCATGCATACCCAGGCATGACAGTATCCATTTCTGATGTTGGTACTATGCAACCACCTGAGGTTGGTCTTGGCAAACCATATTTTTTATACCACATTCCGCGAACTGCATCTAGATTGTCTTCTAGATTGGTCTCCAATAAGTCTAGCAGACCATAGACACCTTCATTAATGAATTCAAAATCAACATACTTAAATTGGATTACTTCATGTGGTAATGCCGATGCATGAGAGCCAATGAATGCAATCTTTAGATTTGGGTGTGACAGTTTTAATTGTGTTGCGAGAGAACTGGCACCAATCATCATGGTGGTACCAGAATTTGGATTTTGTCCGTATAGGACAAATACAACTAATTTGGGTTTAGTCTTCTCAATTTCTTCTGCTGCATCCTCATCTGACATAGGACAAGCATCGAAATCCAAAATACAAGGTTCATGTCCTTTTACACGAACAGCATTAGCCAACAATGCTGCCCATGTAGGCATTTCAATCGCTGAATGAACCTTTGATAAATCTTGGTAAGCTTTAGCTGCGCTACTTGGTACAACAAAACACACATTAGACATAACAACTCCATTATTAATGAAGGATTCTTTTTGTTCCTTCCTGAATTTCTTCTACTTCCTCATCCAATTCTTCATCATCATCATCTTCTTCGTAACTATTTAGTGCGTCTTCAAATTGATTGAGAACATTGTCATAATGCTCAATTAAATCTTCTCTTGGTTCAAATACACTTAGTATATCTGACATATAAAGTATAGCTTCGTTATCTTTGATTATCTCAACTGGTAACCATGGCATCATCATCATTACTGATCTACCATTGGGCAATCGTTTAAGTATAACGTGCATTGGTTTATCTAAAAGTACCGTATCGTTTTCTTCATCTTCCATATAATTGGCGATGATATCTTCACCAGATTGGAGACGAACTATTTTTATGTTATTATTGGTCATGTTTTCAACTCTATCGGGTAAATTTTATATTCAAATTTTTCATCATCATAGATTTTCAATCTCTCTATGAAATGCTTTAAGGTGTAGTTTGTAAACTTACCTACACGGAAATCATCTGCTATATCAAACAAAGTAGCAGCAGTTTTGTTATCGCCTACACGCAGACCTCTACCTATTGACTGCAAATTCCTAATCCTAGACTTTGAAGGAGAGGCAAAGAGTACGTTATGTAAGTTTCGAATGTTAATGCCAGTAGAAAAAGTACCATAAGAAGCAACAATAATGGCATCAGATTCTTTTTCAGTAATAGAACGAATTGATTCCCTAACCTCAACATCGGTGCCACCATATACGAAAAATATACGGCGTTTGCCAGCAGATTCTTTAATAGTCTCATACAAATCTTTTCCATGTTTCTCTACAAATTGGAATAATATTAGAGAGTTACCTTGTAATGATAAGGCAAGATTCTTTATGAACTGGTTTCTAGCATCGTTTCTAACGATGTATTCCATTTCATCATTATAGTTCCAACCTTTCGCTACTTTGCAGATTGAATCTGGATACTTCAATACTAGGCATTTAATTTTGAAGTCAGCAAGATGCCCCTTATCAATTAACTCTGATGTTGTGGTTGCCTTATAGACTGGACCAAATAGTCCTTCTAGTACCAATCTATGAGTCTGTGTACCATCAAGTGTACCTGTAGTGCCTATTCTATATTTAGAGTTGACACAACCAGATAATATTGTAGTTAGAGATTTGGCTTTAAATTGGTGTGCTTCATCACCAAGAACAAAATCAAATTGGTCAAAGTATTCTGGACCATTCTTGTAGATAGATTGCCAAGTGGTAATTGTAAGAAACATATTGGTGTGCTTCTCTTTACCAGCATACTGCCGATGGCAATACTTGGATGATTCATAACCATAGTCTTCAAAGTCTTTATACATCTGTTCAACCAATGAAGTGGTTGGAACAATTAAAAGACCACGCTTATGTTCTTGTTGTAGATATCTGATGATGAGATATAGTATCAGAGATTTACCTGATGCTGTTGGTGATAGTAACAATACACGCTTATTACGCACAGCATGGAGAAAAGATTTGAGTTGATACTCTCTTACTTCAAATGGTAAGTTAAGAGTCTGAATAAATTCCATCGCTTCAACACCAGAGAAGCTTTGTGTAACAAGTAAATCAGAATCTATTGAAAGTTTATAGTCTCGCTCATCACAAAACTTTTGGATATAAGGTATCAATCCACGATAGATGGTGAATGATCTTAGGTCAGCAAGGCGTATTTTGCCATCCCACATCCTAGATTTGTATGCGGGAGTAAACTGATAACCTGGTACATAGAAAGTAAAGTAGTCACTCATCTCCTGAGCAACACCTTTGTCGCATTCAAAGGTAATGAATGCTTCATTCTTTCTATGTAATGTTAGGTTATACACCTTGAATAAATCTTTCCCATGCTATATAATCACGCAGTTGGAATGTACGAGAGTTTAGTTCTTTCATTATACTCTGGCACAATTCTACAATCTCATCATTAACAGTTTTCATTGCGATATACTTGTTGATATCTTCATCGCTCTCCAAGTATGTAGTTATCTCGGATTTAAGCACATAGGGAAATGGCTCCCAACCGTATTGACCCAGTTGTTCATCATCAAGTTTACCAGTATAGTATTCCCATTTCAATCGTTTCATTTTGTTATACTTGAACTCAGCCTCTTTGGAAAGTAGGCGATGTTTTGAAAGTATGGTGAGATACTTACTGTGCAATTTGGGTATATCAAGTAATGCTTTGCCTGGTTCCGTGCGATCAATATCACAATCTTTGCGCCACATCTCCAGCAATTCTTCAATTTTGGTCATAGTGTAAAACCTCCTAGTAGGAGTATATCAAATCACAAACAGGTTGTCAATCAAAAATTAAAATGTACCCAAATGTTGTTTAGCGTGTTGAGGTATAACATCATAGTAACTATACCTAAATGTTGCATCGGCAGTCAATATGGTTTCAGGATCATCTTGCACATTCATTACGAATGCCGATATTGAAACCGGAAAACATTCGTGAAAATGGAAGCTGGTGAATGGATTATTTGATGAATTGTAGATAGTCAATGTGGCATCAGAGAATTGTGGAAATGTTTTACTAATGTCCGATTCGACAGATGTATATCTATTTAATCTATTTAAATTTTGATATTCCGAAAATCTGGTTGGAAAAGTCATGCCTCTAATCCAATCATGTATCTCCAACCACCCAGTCAAATTTTCATCAATGATAAAGGTAACATTCAATAGGTCATAGATAGCTTTTTCACCTGGTGAATATATGTCAACGAATGGAGTATTTCGCATAACTTCTGACAATGAAATGCCAGGAACACTTACATTCTGGCAGAAGTATTGCATATTTGGTGCGCGTCCAAATGTCAACAGAAATTTATTCGGTTGTAATGGATTTGGATTGGCAGGGTTTCTTGTTAGTACGCTCATAGTATCCTATTTATAAGATAAAAAAAGAGACCTCTTTTTAGGGAGGTCTCTTTAAAGGCCACTCTACGGTGACTTTTTATTACATGATGTTGGCAATACGGAATGAACGGTAGTAGTTGTTCAACTGTGCGTTCAAACCACCAAGACCTTGTGTAGTACCTTCAGCAAATGGGTTAGCAACTAGACCGTAACGAGTCTTGAAGCCAATCTTTGGCTGGAATGTACCGGTATCAACTGCACGAACCATTTGTAGAGGAACGTATGGGCAGTAGAAAATACCAGCATCGTATGCATTAGAACCCTTGTAACCAACAACTGCAAATTCAGAAGTAGAACCTGCTGGGAAGTATGGGTCAATGTATACTTTGATACGACCGAACATGGTACCTGCAAAGGTGTTACCAGTATCGTCAACGGTTAGATTAACTTGACCTTGTAGTGCTGATTGATAGTCAAGAATACCAGCCATTGCGAAAGCAGAAGCAACATCTGACGAGCAGATCATAATGTTACCCTTACCACGACGAGTTGTCTTGGCAATGGTGTTAGCTTCACGTTCGATTTGGAAAGCAAGACCTTTAACTTTTTCAACCATCCAACGACCGTTTGAGTCGGTGTCTAGGTCGAATACAGCGCGGTTGGTTGTACCAACTTGGCAACCCAACTTAGCAACACCGTAAATGGTACGAATAACTTCACGGTTGATTTCAGCAAGAATTTCTGTTGAAAGAATGTTTGCTAGTTCGGTTTCTGCATCTAGACCATGAACTGCTTTCAAGTCTTGAGCAAGTTCCATTGAATACTCGGCCTTTAGAGCACGGGTACGAGCAGTTACGGTAACTTTCTCGATTGAGAATGCCATTTCTTGGAAGGTGTTACCTGCAGCACCATCACCAAGAGCTTCAGCAGAACCGGTTGTCATTGCAACGGCAGCATTAGCGTTTGACTGGAACACTTCAGTTGTGTTAGCAGCGATTGTAAGAGCAGTCAACTGGCTAGCAACTTGAGCAATCAGAGCTGTGTTAGCACCTGAGAACTGTGTGTTGGCTTCGTTGTAGAATGCTTCATCACCACTTTGTGATGCATAACGGGTACGCATTGCGAAAATCAAACCGGTAGGACCAGTCATTGGCTGAACGCCGCAAACATCATACGCGATTAGGTTAGGCAATGAACGGCGAACCAAACTGATTAGGATTGGATCGAAACCAGCAACTGGACCAGCAGCAGCTGCACTACCGCTGAAACCGCCTGTACCAGCAAAGTTGGTTGGTGAACCTGTTTC